TCTAAAAACATTTTTGGATTATTTAGAATCCTAGCCATTTCTAATAATGGATATACTTCAAATTGCCATCTTATAAAGTCTTGCATTATTTCTGAAGTGATTGCTTGAACTTCTGAAGATGCTAACCACTTCTGTATGATTTTTTGAGGAGCAATATAAATTGTTCCTTTGTCTAAAAAGTAAAAGTAATATAAAGCATTTACTGTAATTGTAATGTTATTAAAGTTATCTGATTGCATCGCAGAAATCCTGATGCTTTCATATAAACTTCCCTCGTCATATAAACCTAAATCTTTAACCTCCATTTGCAAGGCTCTTGCGAGTTTATTCCTTGTTGCGTATTTTACTTTGTATGTTGGCATACTGCTAAGATAGTTTATTTAGATTTAATCATTTCAATAAAAGAATCAAATATTACTTTTTGCTCTTTGGTCATATCTACATAATCTAACTCTACAAATGATTTAGGCACAGAATTTTCTATTGTATAGAACTTCATTACTCTAGGAATTGGATTATAAATGTTTACAGACAACAACTCTTGTGTATCTGAAAATTCATTCATAAAGAAATCATATTCTGAAGTCAAAGGGTAACTTATCATTTCATTTGTTATCTCATCATAACAGTAGATAGTATCTACCATTATGTCTATTTTAGTTACATTTTCCATTATAAATATATATTACCTTGCGTGTCTTGAACTGCTACTATTGATTGAGTTAAATTTACATTGAAAGCCGCACCACCCTGATATGTATTCCCTCGCATTGCTATTGCTTGAGCTGTGCCACCATTGTTTAAGTATGGCGCTGTTGCATTTGCAAGTCTAAAAACACAGTTTACTATTGTGTTTGTTATAAACCCACTGATTCCTTGTATGCCATTTCCTCCTACATTGTTCCAATTACATTCAATTATAGAATTATAAACTTTACTTCCGTTCCACCCCCAAATTGAATAACTTGAATCTGACTTTGATAAACAATTATATAAAATAGCAGTAGATGTTTGAATTAAAAATCCAACACCAGAACTAGAAATACCTTGAGAATTATAAATTACACTTGAAATATTTGAAATTCCTCTTCCACTAACCGATATACCCACACAACCATAAACCTTGCTAGGGCTGATGGATGAAATTCCACTCCCTGAAGTTGACCTACCTATACAATTTACAGACATTAAACCCGTTGTTAATCCAGTACCCGTTATTGCAATTCCTGTGCAGTTAAATTGATTACCACCTGTTGTTGCTCCTGCTCCGTCTATACCAATACCCGAACTAGAAATTCCAGTACAATTAAATAAGTCTCCACCAATATAACAATTTATTCCCGTTCCGCTTGTTGTAGCTATTCCCGTTGAATTATAGACTCTTGCACCCGAAGAAGATTCAATGTAAATTGAGCCAAAAGCAGTATTTGCAATTGCCAAAGCATCATATATAGAAATAGTTGAGCTTGTTCCGATAGCGACACCGCTTCCACTTCCTGAATTTGTAAACTTAGAACCTGTTAAATAAATATTTCCACTTGTAGATGTTCCCGAATACAAACAAGCGTTAGCTGATTGTGCTGAAGTGCTTCCCGTTCTAACAACGTTTAAATTTAAAATTGAGCAATTTATTGAAGTGCTATTTGTAACTTTCAAAGCGTTACTTGTACCCGAATTATTTAGTGTATATGTGTACCCGTTTCCATTAATATTTACTCCATCTTTTAAAGTGATTTCAACCGCACCTGTTTCGGTTACATTAGCAAACATTTCAATTGTTTGACCGCTTGTTGCTGCTGCCATTGCTAAAGTTAAAGTAGCATAGTAAGTGTATACACCTGAAGCATTTGTGATTCCAAAAATTCCGCTACCACCTCCGCCACTTATAACCAAGTCACCGCTTCCAAGTAATGAGTTTCCGTTTATTGTTTTTATGTTTGTTGCGCTTACTAGAGTTGGTTGTTTACCGTTAAACGTACTCCAATTTGCACTACTTAACGCACCTCTATTTGTTGCACTTGCAGTTGGTAAATTGAACGTGTGAGTTGAGCCACTTGAGTTAATTGCAAAATCAGTTCCACTTGTACCCGTTGCTAAGTTTTGAGTTTGCGCAGTAATACCATTCAATGAAGTTAACCCCGTTGAAAATGTTGTGATAATTTGGCTTAGGTGATTGTCCTCTGTGTGTAGCTTAATTGTTCTTCCGCTTGGCGTTACATAGATTCTAACAACTAATCTATCAGTCAAAGCCAAAGTAGTTTGAGGTACAGCCAACGCACTTAAATATAAATCAATCGCAGTTCCACCAGTTATTATTTCGGGTGTTGCAGAATTTGATGCAATCAATAACAAAGTAGCACCATCCCATTTATAAAGTTCAACATAAAATGATGGATTTCCACCGCTTGACGAAGAACTAAAATACGTTTCAAAATTCCAATTTCCTGCTGGTATCTCTAATTGATTAGGGTCATTAGCATCAGTTATAAAAGACTGAATGTATCCGTTTGCACTTATTGTAAAATCCGTTCCCGCACCAATGATTGGAACTTTATTAATTTCACGCATTGCAACTCCTCCAAATGTACCTTGACTTACTGAGCCATTCAAGTAATAGCTAACCGATGCACCGCCTCCGCTTGACGTTGGAAAGTTAGCTAGACTACCATCACCTCTTACATATTGACTTGCTACACCCGCACCCGTTACCGCTATATCTCCGCTTGATGTGATTGGACTATTTGCGACTGTGAATGCGCTCGGCATTGTTAAACCAACTGAAGTTACTGTACCTGAAGGTAAAGCTGCTAAAGCATCAAATACTGCGTTACTTGTTACAGGGTTTAAACTGCCATCTGTAACGGCATCTTCTATTGGTATATTTATATTTATTGCCATACTACATTAATTGTTTCGTCTTTTATACTTGGTATTGTTACACTTGTTGTTACGCCGTTCACTATAAAATTATAAGTAGTATCAGGTAAAATTAATAAACCACCACTTGCCACCGTTGTTGTATATGTACCATCACTATTTGTTACCGTTGCATCCTCACAAACAATAGGAGGATTTGGAGAAATTGGATTCATCGGGATAGCACAACTTCCGTAACTTGCTACTTCAAATGTAATACTCATTACCCAACCTGCAACATAATCTAAATCAAGATTGTTTAACGGTGACATAGTTGCACTACCGACAACATCAATTTCAATATCATTGTCATTGGTGTAATATACATAAATATCTTTTAATATCAGCTGACAATCCGAGATAATATTATTAAGATTTGCTCTATCAGCTTGTATTAAATCAACGCAATAGATGTCTATGGTAAATTGATTTGTGTTTAGATTCTCTGTATCACTTGTTGGTGTAACAAATACTACTGGATACTTCTCATCTATTGTAGCGAAGTTAGGCATTTGCTCTCTGAATTCTCCTCCGTACTTTTTGATTTGTAGGTGAGCATTGCAGAAGGCTTCTATTTTATTTAATAGTGATTTATAGCTTGTCATAGTACTGCCGATTGTTGAATTTTACTCATTTTATTTTGAACAGAAGTAACGTCTGATTCTACTACTATTGCTTTAACCACCATTTGACCACCTTGTTGTTGACCATTTGCTCCAAACGTGTTTGCATTGTTATTAGCACCAAATAGATTAACGTTAGGAGTCGCTTGTTGTGTAGAAGTATCACTTCCTGCACCTCCTCCACCACCACTTGGTGCAGTTGTAGTTGGTGTTCCTTTACCTCCATATTTTGCAGAAGCAATTTTCAATACATTACCTGCAGCCATTGCTGAAGTAGCAACAAGTCCTGCGATTGCACCAGGATTAGGGATACCTAAAACAGTTAACGGATTTGTTGACAAGAAAGCAGTAATAGCTTTATATCCATCTATTGTAGCCATTCCAAGATTCATTGCTTTTTGAATATAGAACTGCCTTTTTGCTCTTTCTTCTTTTGACTTCTCATCTTGCTTACCATAACTGTTCGATACAGAAAACATTCCTTCAGCTAAAGAGTTCACACTTTGTGCATACTTAGAAGCAATATCTGCTTTTTCACTTAATTCTTTATAATGATTTGCTATTTTAATCTCAGCATATTTAGCTTCTATCTCAGCAAGTTTCTTTTCCTTTTGTTCTTTAACAAATATCTCTGCTTCTGCACTACTTCCTAAAGCTAATAAATCTGCTTCACTCTTTGCTTTAACATCTGCTATCTCTTTCTCTTTAGCATCTTGACTTACTGCATCTCGCATTGCTTTTAATAAATCTGTTTGCTCTTTCTCTTTAGCTAATGCTATATTATCAGCTTCTTTTTTTCTTTCAGATTCTTTTTGATTTATCTTATCTCTTGCATCTCCTGCTAAAAGCCCATACATTTCAATTAGCTTTATATTTTCTTCTTCTTCTTGTTTTGTATGAGTTTTTTTCTCGTTATATTTTAATTGTGTATCTTGAATAAGTCTATCATAAGCAAGTTTTGAAACAAGCAATTCTTTTTTTACTCCTTCATCCATTAACTGAATATCTAAGTCTTGATACATTCTTGCAGCTGCTAATCTATCTGCTTGATATTTCTTTTCTGCTTCAACTTTTTTAGCATTAATTTCTTTTTGCTTATCTGCATTAGATTTAGCATTTTTAGAATGTTCCTCAGATTCTTTTTTAGCTTCATCTCTTTTTCTGTTAGCTTCAGTTTTATCTTGAACTGCTATCTGATGCATTGAATCTTTTACTAGTTCTCTTTGCTCGTTGTAACCCTTTCTTAAAGCTAAAATTTCTTCTTCATCTAAATCACCACTCAATCTTGCAGCTACCATTTTTTGCTTAATTGCTTCTAATCGTGCAACTGCAGTTTTTAATATATAGTACTGTTTCTCTTTTTCTTGATATACAGTATTCTTACCATCAAGTTTAGCTAGTTCAATCTCTCTATCCAAAGCACCTATTACTGCTTTGCTTTTTTCTTCGTATGCTGCTGCAGTTTTTTCTGCTGCTGCTGCTTGTGCATCTGCTGCATCTTCTGCTGCGTTATTAGATAAACCTAACCAATCACATAAATCTTTGAATGCTTGAACAACCATATCAATAGCATCACCTATCCATCCAAATACTTTACCTACTGCATTAAGAATAGGCTTTAAGATTCCTAGCTTATTCATTACCAAAGCAATGACTGCGACAATGGCTACAATTGCAGCAACTAATAAAAATATAGGATTCGCTAATAATGAAATACCAAACTGAATGAAGGCTTTAGATAAACTACCAACAACTGAAACTAAACCTTTAATGCCATTGCCAATCGTTGCAGGTGAGATACTTCCTAATGTTTGCTGAAACATCTTTGCTTTACTCGCCGCCTCTTCAAAGTCTAATGACATCAAAGAATCTTTCATACTACCGAAAGAATTGCTTACCTGTTCAAACTTACTACCTGACGCAAATACTGCTACTTGTTCATTAGCATCTGCAAGTTGGTCTTTCAGTTCACCTGCTCTCATAGCAAGTTCCTGCATTTGTTTCGGGTCAGTAGCATTTGCTAATTCACCTTTCAACTCACGAAGTTCTGATTTAATAGCGGCTAAGCCATTTAACTTTATAGGTATCTCAATTGGTGCTGCTGCCATATAATATAATGGTGTTTATTGCATTTGTGTTTTAAATGATTAGAATGAACTTAAAATAATCCAATTAGTGCCATTACTTGCAACTGTATAGCAAACTTTTGTAGCTAAAGTCAAAGTCAAAGCACCATCTATTGTTTCTGTTCCGTTGCCATCTAAAGTGATAATTCCTACACCACTATTTTTTATAGTAAACTGTTGACCTCTTAATCCTACAGCAGTTGGAAGTGTAACGGTAAATGTATTAGCAGTACAATTAATTACTTTATCAGTAGAAAGTATTGTGTAAGTTGTTGCAATATCTTTAAATGGCAATACTATTTCTTTAAAAAATTCAATTTTGTCGTCTATTTGAATATTTTTTATTGATGAAATTTTTATTTTTTCAACTCCATTAATAAAAAATTCTAGTCCATTTACACTTGTTTGAATAAAATCTGAGGAATATCCTAAACTTACTTGACTTGCTCCAACAAATAAATATTCTTGATTAAGATTTGAAATGTTAACATAATTACCGTTTAAGTTGTGGTTGTGACTTTCTGTAAATATTAAATCAGCATTAGCAAAATTCTCGCCACTTGTATTAACTCCATCAACAAATTTATAAATACCACTTTTAGTTACCACCCCATCGTTACCCTCAATGATACCTTTAATACCTGGCATTACAATGTTATTCCTGCCTTTAATAATAACATCCGCACCTACACCTACTGCATTTGTATTGTCTGTGATTGTCTGATTTACCCCTGTGTAAACTGCAGCAAAAGCACCTTTCGGTTGTTTGGGCGTTTTTGTTTTAAATGGGGCAAAATCTATTTCACTATCTGTAGATAACAATTCAACTTTCGTTAACTGTTTATTATTAGCATCGTAATCGATTACCTTATTAATTGACCACCAAGAATTATCTATTCTAATCTTGTCATTTAGCTTTAATTTTTGAATGTCATCTTCTTTCAAATTGAAGTAAGCTATTAACATCTTGCCTGTGTTGATTTGGCTTATTGTTCTTCGCCAATATGAATTATAAAGATTGTTATCTGTAGGTGTGTAATAGTCATAGTACATATAATCACACAACGCAAAATTAATATCTAACGTTGGATTTAATGCATCGTCATAATGGTGCATCAAAGGATATTCTAGTATTCCATACAAACCTGCAGAGCCTGAATCTATAATCGTATATGGACTGCAAGACTTCATCCCCCCATCGTACAAGATTCTAATGTTTGTTTTAGGAGAGCTTCCCGCTACTATTGGAACATAAGCACCGAATGTTGTTTGACCTATTGGTGAAGGAGAGAAGATTAATTCTTTTGTATCAACTCCTTTTACATACTCATTATCAAAGATATATTCCACTTGTCCGTATATCTCTCGTGTAACATCTTGATAGGTAACGTTAGGTGTATCTTTATCTTGTTTGTATGTAAGTATAAGTTTCTTTGATGCTAGTTCGGGTAAGAAGTTTAAAACCTGCTCTTTGTCCTTTGCAAGTTTGTATGTCCAATCTTTTTCAACTCCACTATCATAGAAGTCATCTCTAGTTTTTAATATTAGAGTATTCGTATTATTAGCATCTATCTCAACATATAAATTAAACATTTGAAATATTGACTTTACAAAATCTTTCTGCTTAATTTTGTCGGGTACAAACTGATTCATATTCAATACTGTACCTACTGCCAAAGTATTAGATGAAATATCAGCAGTCAATTTTAAAGACGTATAGTTTAACTGCGGTGTCATTATAGCAGGAACAACTGCAGGAGTTACCCAATGCAATGTTGTATTAGAGTTATCTACACCTACACCTATTTTAAAAGTTAATTCGTCACCTGCATTTACATTGCTTATTGGTAACGTGTAATTGTTGTTTAAACTTAATATTGTTGTTGTACCAGGTGCGTATGGTGCAGAATTTATACCATCCGTCATTACATCGTAAGGAGTAGAAAAAACAAATATTGGTATGGTTGGAAAATTACTTCTAAACACTTGTATTTCTAACACATATCTTTGTCTAGGAAGCGTAGAATAAGAATAATCTGTATTGTACAAACTTAAATTAACACCAGTTGCATTTACAAGCTGAATTTCTCCTATAATATCTATACCAATATTAATTACCTCTGCACCTGATGCAGGGAATGGACAAGTGTAAACACCCGTAGTAGGATTGAATAAGTTTTGAGCATCTAATACTTCGGTAAACGTAGTAAGTTGTTCAGAAAATCCTTGAGTATATGGTGTTTGAACTACACTTATAATATCAGCAGCGTGCGTTTCTTGCACCGCATAGTTAGAATAAGGCATAGTAACTAAATCACCACTATACGGAATAATCAGTTTATCAAATCCGCACGCAACCAAAGAAGACCAAGTATAATTATATCCTGCATTCTGAAAGATTCTATCAAAATAAACCTTTGCATAAATAGCAGGTCGAAACTCAGCAAGGTTATACAAGTTGCCAGTATTCCAAGTTAAGCCATATTTATATCCATCGGTTACATCGTGAGTAAATGACGAATAAATGTTAGCTGAAGATATTGCGTGGTTTAAATCTGAATAGTCAATATCTTTTAATTCCTTTGTATCTATGTCAGTAAAGAATGTTGACGCTTGGTCTTTTACCAATACTGAATATTCAATATCTTGTTCAAAGCTGGAATCCTTCTGAATCTTATTAACTGACAACAATTGAACATAGGCGTCTGATAAAATAGGAATACCATTTTGAACTATTGTACATTTAGTTAAGGCATTAATATTGAATGTACCTGCCGTTATATTCACATCGTAGTAATGGTTAAGCAAGTCGTGGTTATTCTTAGTTCCTACAAGTGTGATGGTCTTAGAGAACGCCCCCGCTCTTTTGCTCACATCTCTAATATCTGCTATACCAAAGTTTAAAGGAAAAGCAGTATCTTCTTTGACATCTAAATAACCTGTTGCTAATTGTATTCTTACGTTATACATTTATTGTATTTTGATTTGCGAATGTTACCGTTATTGACTTCTTGAATAGTTTCTTGTTTCTTTGCTTGTTCACCTCAAATGAATTTTCATTTATTATAACGGCTACATAAGTTTCGTCAGGCATTTTTAAATACACCAAAGGCGAAGTAATTAATTGCTCAAAGTATTTCGACATTTCTTCAGTCATCCAGTTAGTATTCAAGTCTAACGTTTTAGTCACATTAGATGAATAAATGCTTTGCCCAAATGATTCTGAAGTGTAACCCCATTCTTCACTTGTTACACTTCCTTGAATATCTCTATTGAATCCTTGTTTTTGAACAGTACCTTTTTCGTATGCTCTCAACTGAAAAGCAAAAGAGCCATAGCTACCCATTCTATCCAAGAATAATAAAGAGTAATCTTCTATCGCACATCTCTTATCAATGTTCACACGGTACTTTTCAGAATGCCTAGTTCCTGCTGAATTAGTATACCAAAAATCATAATACTCAGTATTTGAATTTATGAGGGGACCGACCCCACTTACTACAGTCAAACTACCATAATTACTAGGACCTACTTGCACACCTGAAATATATGAAGAAGTAGATATTGCTTTTTTGAAAATGCTACCTGCGTCATTTTGAAAATAAACAAAACCTGTATCTACTTTGTTATTACCAAAGTTGATAATAAGGTCTTGATTGGATGTGGAATAAAATCCCTCTTTTGGCATATCAGTAAGCAGTAAATCTAAGCTATTATTTAAGAGGTAATTTGCACTTTCCCAATTAATCCAATCTTGAAAAGACATTGCACCATTAAAGACATATCTCTTGCTAATGCCTAATATATTTTTTATTACAGTCTTTCTATTATCTGAATAGCTTACTGTTCCATCTATCGCAGCGTTAGTTACTTGCGACCAAAGCGAGTTTATGGTAAATGAAGTAGTACCAACAACTGACAATATGGTAAACAATCCTTCTAAGTTTGGATTTGCTGCACCACTATCTGCTTGATTGATTCGAACTTGGTCGCCTACAACATACGAATGTGTAGCAGTTATTCTTACATTGCCTGCGTTATTCGTTAATGCTGATGTGTAAGCAACAGTTGTTATAAACTCCTCGCCAACCATTACATCGTATTTGTAATATGAATTAACAGCATCGTAAGGCACGGTATTATATAAATCACTATCGTAGCTTACTTTCGTTTGAAGTAACTTTGATATATCTATTTCCCCATAGCCTGTTAAGTACTGTGGAAATACTCTATATTGACCTATCAGAGCGTTTGTAACTGCATCGTAAACATCAAAGATATATTTAAATCCTAACTGATTTTTATTAGTTGAATCTACTATAAACTTGCAAGGGTTATACGCAGGTGTGAAAATTTGAGGTGATGCTAATTTTGTTGTTGCCATATCTTATAATGGTTAATTTTTCATTCGTGTTTTAGAAGCTGAAGTAACTATCATCTGTGTAGTAATTGTCTTTTATGAATCGGCCTGCATACTGAATAGCATCCATTGCATCGTCAAATAGTTTGATAGGCTCATCTGTAATACTATCCCCTACTTTCTTCCATTTGTAGTTTTCGTATTCTCGTTTCAAGTTTGGATTATCTAAGCATATTACACCGAATGTTTTAACGTTATCAATTCCCTTTTTAACTCCTTTCGTTGCGTTGTTGATGTTGTATCCTGCTATCTGTATCTCTGCTATTATTTCAGGTCTTGAATGGTCACCTAAGATATCAGCATTCTTGTCAACTCCTAACTCATTCATTCGCTCAATTAACATCGTAGTAGTCAGATAGCTTTCATAGATAACTGATTCAATGAATATATCTTTCTCATTCCAATATACCTTCATTAATGCAGTCGGGTGATTATATCCAAAGTCTAATCCATAACAGAACGATTCAAACCTAGCAGGTCTTTCTTTAACGAATTGCCAGTTACTATAGATGTTTGTTTTAGATATCGTCTTTTCACCTAATGCATAGATTTGATATAGCGCTTCATCCGTTCGTTTAAGGTCTTCTATTTGTCGCTTGATTGATTCAGGTAGGAATGGATTGTCTTTGTATGTAGATTTGATTAAGATGCTTTCTTCTTCAGGTAGTTCATATAACCAAGAAGAACTATCAGATGGATTATAATCGAATATCATTGTATTCTCAGTTCTCATATTCAACTGTTGGAAGTCTTCAAACCATAACTCATTTGCTTCATTACACCAACCTATATCACGTTTACGCCCTCTAATCTTTTGCTCGTCATCTACGGAAAAGAACTCAACAATTGAGCCATTACCAAACCGATAGATGTTCTCAGACTTGTTATGACTTGTCACCTCATAGATTTCTAAGTCCTTCATTATCTCAAAGAAGTCACGCATTACAGTTGCTCTTAAAGCAGGGAACGTCTTTCTAACTATTGATACTACCTTGTTTGGATTCTGTAGGCAGTATACGATTATAACTTGACAAAGCGAATAGGTCTTACTTGAACGTGAGCCACCTTGATTAATTATGAAACGAGTAGACGAATCAAATAAGGCAGTATAATTCTGCTCAAAGATTTTAGTTGCTTTGATTTCCACTTACAATAGTAACTTTGATTTCGTTTATCTTTTCACCTTGAGAAGTAACATCTGTTTTTTCAGTTAATGAATTTAATCGTTGTGTAATACTTGGATTGAATTGACCAACCATACCTCCTTCGATTTGGTCTTGACGTATCTTTCTCTTTATGCGTGAACAGATGTTCATATATTCATTATAAGCTTCATTCTGATTTACAAAATACTGATGTACAAAACAGATGTTATCTTCACAATAGTTTTCGAATCCTTCCATTGTAAGTGGTGGTGTATGAAATTCTGACTTCACTCCTGCTGCAGTTGCTTTCTGTATCTCTCTTGGTTTTAAACTTGATTGATAACCTTGAAATAATTCCCATAGTTTCTCAGGTGTTTCTATATACTTATGTTTTGCCATTATTCGTATTTTTCTAGTTTTCTAAATAACACATTTCGTGGTACACATTTTGTGTAACTTGATTGAATTCCAATTCCTTTACATCTGAGTAAAAAACACAGTAAGAAGAATCAGTTGCTTTTAATAGTTTCTTTATCTTACTCCATTGTTTAGAATGTAACTCTTGATTAATTACTGCGATGTAGTACTTTCTATCCTTTGACACTTTGAATGTAGTTGAATGCTTGGTAAAGTAGTTGAATCTGTCTTATATCTGATTTAATGAAGTGTGCATCTATATCTATACTTATTCCTTTTTGTTGAAATATGTATTCTTTAACTGATGCTATCATATAGTCAAGATTCACTTCTTCTTAGTTCGTGTTTTTTTCACTACTGGTACTTCAAACACTTCTTCTTCCTCATCCAACACATCACTCCACACATACGTTGGTTTAATTGTAACTTCAGCTTCAAAGATGTGCGCTAATCCGTTGCGTGAATACCACTCATAATGCTTTGGTAGTATTTTATCAATGATTACATTCTGATTGCCTAATACACTATTATACACAATAACAGTCTTACCTTTATATTCATTCTTTATTTGCATTTTTCTCATATTCGTTTATTAATAAAAATATTATATGACTAAGAATCGCAGCAGCTATAAACTTATTCTGATATTCGTAATCATTCCATATTGCTACAGTCATTCCAATAGATAGAACAAATGTACTTAATGCTATCCATCTACTCATAATGGTCTTTTTTTAGTTCGTGTTTTAATCGTCTTAAATCTGATTTCATTTCAGTTATCATTGCGTGTGCAGTAAATACCGATATATTAAAATGGTCTGCTATGCTTCGTGTAGTATTATATCCTTTGTCATGATATGTCTCAAAGAATATTAACTTGATTCTATCATCTACTGTATTGCGATAGATTTCAATAACTGACTTCTGCTCCTGGTAGTTTAGTTCAAATAGAATCTTATCTTTCAATTCATCTTCTGCCTCTTCAATAGGCATATTATTTTCTACACTATTGACTATCTCTATTTTGCTATTAGTATCTCTAAACAATAACTCACATTTAATAAAATGAAATAAAAAATCTTTAACGTTTCCGTATTTAAACTTTGATTCGTTTTTTAAACAGTTCAGATAAGCATTTGAGATGACTGTATCTACTTCAATCCGTATTTTAATACGATTTAAAAGATACATTGTGTACTTCTTCACATCAATGTAGTGATGTTGTAGGTATCTATCCAGTGAGTCCTTCATACCAAATAAAAAAGTCCTTAATAAATATCTTTCGTCTCACCATTGAGCAGAAACAATCTTTGCTTTTTATTCCATTCACTCTTGAATAGATAGCATCTAACTTCTTACAGGTCAATTTAGCAGTTTGAATAGTTGAATCTGCTATCTTGATTGATTCGATGTAGATTAATTCATCTTGCTCAAACATAGTGATGTGATGTAAGTTAATAAAGATGTAATACAAGCAAAGCTGAAACTACCTGAGTAGATTAAGCCACTCCAAAATCCCATACATTTGAAACAACCTAACCCCGAATATATCCAGTCGGTTAGAAAGTGAATCGGTAAGTGCCCAAAAGTCTTGTCTATTACAAATTGAATAGGCTCAAATTCTACAAACCACCAAGCAAAAGCAATAATTATTAAATACTCCATAGACGTTTTTTTCGTCAAATATAAGATTAATTTCTAATCAACTCCCTTATATAACAAATTAATTATAAATATGTATATTAGATTTCTCATTTGTTCGTGTTTTTAGCTTTGGTTATTTTATCTCTCATTTTATCTTGATAAGATTGTTTGTTTGATTTAAAGGTTTCGTTGTAGTAATCAATTCCATATCCGTAATCAATACAGCCAACTCCATTTTCGTGAGAGTCTATTATCTGTTGCTTAAATAACTCATTAGCTTCTGCTATATCTGAACTATGCAATATCCCATTCTCTGCTAGTCTTTCTACTAGTAAATCTATTGGTGTCATTTGTTCGTGTTTTAATTGTTTCTTTTTGCTTTTTTCAGGTCTTTGACCTACATCTCCGATTGACCACATTTATTCGTGTTTTTAAAGGTTTATTATTTTTTTTTTGGTCTTGTTATATGTGTTATATCTTTCATCTTATTCTGATTTAAACTTGTTAATATAATATTCTTCTGCTGCTATTTGATGTGGAACTTCAAATCTGTCAGAATAATGTTGCCCCTTTCTATGTGATTCTTCTATCTGTTGCTTTTCCATTTGTTTGGCTTGTTCAAATACTTCTGATAAACTAAATTCTTTATCGCCGTAAATAATTTCTTCTAACCATTCTACTGCTGTCATTCCGTTTCCTTTAAATATAATTCAATCACTCTAATTGTCTTCTCTAAATCTTCTTTGAACTGTCCTTTCTTTCTACATCTTACAATACGTTTCAAAATATCAAATTCATATGCATTTAGTTCGTGTTGTTCAGCGAATAGGTAAAGACTTCCATTCGTGTTATTGTAGTGAATGTCAGATGCTTTAATTACAGGAGTAAACATCTCTATTATTTCAGTAAATTTAAAACACCATAGCCAACTTTTATCTAAAACAACATCAATAAAACTACCATCAATATTTACAATTTCATATTCTTTATCAAACTGAATATATTGATACGCTTTACATTCAGGATTCATTCCACCTTTGTATCTTATTTTATCTCCTACTTTCATAACCTCGTATATTTGTCAATTACTACACTTATCAATATCAATCCAATGGCTATTACACCTATTATTATTTCTCTACTCATTGTTTTAGTTTTTGTTTGTATGTTAAAAGTAATTCTTTTAATTCAATCTTCGTGAATTTTCTTGTTAAATATGCTTTTTCACGCAAAATAATGAATTCGTCTTTTCCTATATATTTCTCCAAGTTAATACCATACTCAATTAGATTGCCTGATAATTGTACGTTACACTTGTAGCAACAACTAAATACGTTATTCTCATCAAAGCGTACATTATAATGATTATTCGCATTGTAATAATGAGATGCGTGAACTACTCCGTTAATCTTTTTACCACACGAAAAACACGGTTTACCATCGTCACGTTGACGAATAAATTTATTAAACACTTGTTGTGTCATCTTTAAATAGTCCTGTAATGTTAATAAATCTTCTTTCTGCTTAATTTTCTTCTCCTTTTTCATAATAGCAAGATTCTTCAATGCTTGAGCAGTTTTTAAACATACATCGCAGCGGTTAGTTGATAAAGTAGAATTAAACTTCTTAACTGGTTCGAATGATTCTTTACAATCCTTACAATATTTCATCTTCTTGTTGTTTAATTAGTTCTTTTTTCAGTCTTAAATTTTCTAAATGCAAACTTGAATTAATACTATACTGTTGTTCAATCGCTTTAGATAATGTTTTAATCGTTTCTAATACACTTTCAAGTGCTTTTGCTTCACTTAGTATGTTTTGCTTTTTTTCTTCGCTTAAATGCAATGATTTAGAACGAAATAATAAACGATTAATTGATATGCTTAAATCAATTCTTGCTAGTTGTATTTGTATTTGATTCATAATACGTTCTTTCCTTCGTTTAAAAATTGTGTTCCGTTCTGTAATTTAAACATAATTGGCTCGGCTGCGAATGTTGGTTTACCACCCGTTTCAGTTTCTTTAACTTTCTTAATATGTACTTCGGTATACATCCAAAAGTTAGTATGCATTGGATAACGATGAATAACAATGAAGTCATCTGCTCGGTTTCCCCACTTACCACCACCCTCAGCATCTGCCATATTCGGTGACATTGGCATACCTTCGTAATCTCCTGATTTATGAGTTTTACGTAGTGCTTCAGTTGCTGCGTGAATACACATATAAATCGAAGTATTCGTTTTCTTAGCAAACAATCGAAGTTTAGTAGCCATTTCATAATCTAAATCGTGTGCATTAGCGAATTTAGGTTTTAAGAATGAATTATGCGGGTCAATCATTAACGTATCATAATCACCAAGCACTTGAACTTCTTTCATAAATTCTTCTATTGTCCACGCTTTTTGAGCATCTATGAAATCAAAATGCGATTCAATAAAGTTTTTACAGTTTTCTAGTTGTTTAGGTAACATATCTTTAATCTTGCATCCAGCGTATAATTCAATCAAATTTCTTTTTAATCCGTTCACACTATTTTCAGCTGAATAAATTAGATGTTTAAGATTATGCTTTTTAGCTAAACAAAGCAAGTACCATAATACCCAATACGTTTTACCTACATTTGCGTGGCCTAGAACAATATTGAATGAAGCACGTTTGAATCTTAAGTTTATATCTAAATCAATACCTAATCCTAATCCTAAAGGAATTTTATCCAACCTAGACAATTCCAAAAACTCATCACTACTCCTGTGGTTAACTATCATTTCTTTTTTGTTTTTATGTGAAAGCCATTTACATCAATTTCATTTCCCCATTGGTCGGTTGAAATTACATCCGCTTTTGTATTTATTACATTATCATTTACATTATCATTAACAGTTATGTTTGTTATAGCTTGTAATGCTTTGTTATCATTTGTTATAGAAGACCATCTTTTAGCCATTCCTTTCTTACCTGATTCACTACGTTTAGCTTTGATTTCTAAGAACTTAACTAAATCACGTTTAAGTTGTTGTTTAATTGGTGTAAATGCTAAATTAATAATAATATCTTCACTTATTGGATTCTCATCGTTAACGTAGGCAAAGATGAACTTAATTAGTTCACCTGCTTTTTCGTTAGATAATTGCTCAAATAAAGCCTTTTGGTCTGCGTATAGGATAAATCCTTTCTTATCTTCTGCCATAACATTTATATGAATAATTCTTTTTGTAGCAAATCAGTTGAGTATAAAAAGCAACTTTTTTCTGCCACAAATGATTTTTTTAGTTTATTTAAAATTTCTTGTCTACTTTTAAAATATTCAATATAAGCATACTTATTTTCTAATTGAATACAAACGTATATCTCAGCAGTTAAATGCTCTGTAATGTGTTCTAAACAGCAATTAAACGTGAATGTTTTAGCTCTAGTAGTTTTTATTTGATAAGTAAAACCTTTTTCGTCCGCAAAATCAATTTTTTGATAATCTCTATCTGCTTTTTGTTTGAATAATTTTTCCCCTTGATAAGCTGCTGAGAACCATAATTCAAATATTTTTTCTCCTATAAAACCAGTGGATTCTAATTTTATCTCTTCTGGTATTCTGATTTTCGCTAAATATGTTCTCATTATACATTAAGATTAAATTTGTAAAATTCACCGTTTAATAATTTTTCTGTTTCCTTTATGTTGTTTTCATAGATATGTGCGTTACCTATAAAAAAAGTAATATTGTTTAAGGGTAAATTAATTAGTCTACTCACCAAATACATTTGGAATAAGTCGCTAGGCAAACCTAAACAACAATCAGCGCTTCTTTGGTATACAGTTAAGTTAATTTTTCCTTCTAAATTTTGAAATTGTATTAAGCTTAAACATGGCAACTGATTTGTTTCTACCCCTGTCTCACCTATAAATAAGACATAATTTTTTGAGGGTTTCAAAGAATTAATTTTTTCTATTAATTTAGGCAGCTTTTTGAAATAAGTAGGATAAGAATTTATTAACTCTGGAAAGCAATAATCCCACCAAAAAATATCTTTATTATTATATTCTTTAATTAAAGTCTCCCCTTTCATGTATAGGTCTAGTTCTTTACTTAATTTGTTTTTTGCCACCTTGTGCTCTACAAATAATTTTTCTAATTGATTTTTAGAAAAGCTTAAAGTTTGATTTATTAAGTAAATTGACCCATTTTTTTTAGCTGTTTGAAATTTCCCTTGTTTTAAAATCTTGTTCAGCAACTTGTAATACTTGTTCATAATAATAAAAATTAAATAAATAAAAAAGCCCTTGATAAATCCGTTGCGTCTGACTTCAACTTCATTAAAAAGGGCAATAATTTCTTAAGTTCCTATGTTGTCAGACGGAAACTTTTGTAAATATAATCAAATATTTCTAATAAACAACTCTTTATCAGAATAAATTCCTCTTCTTGAATCACATTCATCTTCCCATTCATCAAGTAGCCATACATCGTATATCAAACTAGGAAGTATATCAGCTTTTTCTATAGCATCTTCTTTTGAATTAGCTTTGCCAATCCAGTATGCAGGTTGATTTTCTCTTGTGTAAAATACTTTATAATACATCTTTCTTAAATTTAGGTGAGCATCCAAATAAAATAGTTCTTTCAAACATACCTCTATAACCTTTCTTGATTTTGTGCTTTTTAATTACATCAATAATTATCTTATCAAATATATCTTCTTCAATCTCAAACAAATCATAGTTAATTACTTTTTGTCCTTGTGCGTTTAATGGTGCATTTTCAACTAATAAATCAAAGTTAGCTGAAGGAGTAGCATTATAATACAGCAACTGGTAACATTCTAAAATAGCTTTATCATACATAGTAGAAAAAATTAAGGGGCTTTTACACCCCATTTAATTAAAAAGGTAAATCGTTTGGGTCAGAAAACTTTGAACTTGTAGACTGCATTGACATACCTGTAGGTTTTTGTTCCGTCTTTTCAACCCATTCAGCTTTTACGATGTTGCCATCTGTCCAAGCTACTTTACCGTTACCTACAAAGTTCTTTTTAACTTTTGCTTCTCGGTCTTCTTTTGACTGCTGAACAAATACACTAGCATTGTTGCCATAGTCATCTTGTTTGTCGTTTACACTCATAGTGTACTTATCGTAACTACCTTGTGTATTCTTGATACTGAAATTAATCAATGAACTCATCTTAAAATTGTTTTTAATTGGTTATAATATTGACGTGCAACTTTTACACGTTCAATTATCTTTGCTTGTGCTTCTTCGTCTTTTTGCACAATAAATCTTTTTA